CAGGTTGTCAGTAGTGGTAAGCTGAGCTTGAGTAAGTAGCGGGTAATCTCGTGCAGCTGTATAGCTGGTTATAATAGAAAAAGTAAGATCGGTCGTATCGACCGCTATAGGGTCGGCTGTGCTTAGGGTGAAGTAGTCGCCATTGTGTTGGACCCCTACCGGGCCTTCAATTTGGACGACCATTCCATGACATAAAGTCTCAGGAGTGTTACAATCTAAAGCACGACGGATTACTGCTTGAGTCGAAACCCCCATAAGGGTTTCGGGATGCCCTGGAGTCGGCACCATGTGAAAGCCACAGTCAAGGACTTCGTAGATGCCGTAGTACTGACGCTCAGAATCGGAATAGGCAGGACTATAAGCAAACAGCCTGTCGCCATCTTGGGCTTTGAACTCGGTAACATCAGTCCCAGCAGTTTGAATGGGAAGCTGGCCAGCAGCCGAATGTTGCCACATCCCCCCGCCAATAGGCCCCCAACTCATCCCAAAACCAACGCCAGAACCGTTGGGCACCATCCCCTTGCAGGACTGGCGGACCTTGGGATCGATTACTAAAGCGGGGTACAAATAGGAACCTGTGACAGTGACAGGTTCAATAGGGTGCGTGTGGTATATGTCGGCATATGTATACCCGTTGCCAATAGAGGCTACGCCGTTGGGGAGAGGAAGAGCTGTGGGGGAGATGTTTAGGAGGTGGGAGTGGCCTTCTTGAGCGTACTTCGTTTCGTCAGTGCCTATAGATCCCAGAAGACTGTCAGGAGGGGGCACTAGGAAGCTTGGGGTCAGGCCGGAGCCGGGGCCGCCAGGACCTACGGGCCTACATACAATCTCGCCGTCCTCTACCTTAAGGTAAAGATTTTCAATTAGTTCCCTGATGGGCTTGCGATTGCCGGGACGGTCTGTAAGGGCTATTACCGAAGCCCTCGGTAGCGCGCCCCTTAGATCTAGACCTAGATTGCCGGTGTTGGGGGACATGCTCAGCTTAAAGATTGTCGGGAAGGGGCTCGGGGAGAGGATCGTCGGGGATAATGTCTAGCTGACGCTCGGCCGGACGAAGTGCTGGGCCAGAAGAGAGGGGGGTTGTGAACTCCTTAGGAGGCTTACATCCCTTTGAGACGTTGTCATTCCACCACAGAGGACGCAAATTGGTGTAGTGGCAAGCCATCAAAAGGTCCTCCCGAATAGTAAGATCAAAAGAAGATACAGGCTGAATGTGGTCAACGTGCCACCCCCAGCGGGACCAATTAGCCCAGGTCATACCCGGCTGCCAAAGACTTTCGATATAGGTTTGAAAAAATTCTAGTGAACACCCAAGATCTTCTACTCCAGAACCGGCCTTATCTTCTACTCCAGAACCGGCCTTATCATCATCTCCTCGAATCTGCCGTATCCTTCTTCTTACGGCCTGCCTAAGACAATTCTTGATTTTAGCCTGAACATTCGTTTTGTTTCTTTGATGCTTCCTTTTAGAAATAGCCTTTATTTCTTCAGGATGTGAAGTCCTCCACTCATTCTCCTTCTTTCTTGTGCACTCTAAGCAATACACCTGTCTTCCATCAAGAAATGTCTTGCACTTACCAAAATCGTTGACGTCTTTTTCTTTCTTGCAACTAAAACAGACCTTTGTTCCTTCGGTTTTAAGGACCATTTTGTTGGCAATATGTATTTTCATTGCCTTTTGAACACAGTCTCGGCACTGTCCCTCTTTTCCAAGCTTTGACGAAGGAGAACTTCTGAATGCAGTAAGAAGAGGCTTAGCAATGTGGCATTTGTTGCAAATTCTGGTTCCGTCTTCAAGATCGACTATTTTACTTGGCCTTTTAACAGTCGGTGTCTTCTTATTCCGACACTCATTACAATATCCTCTTCGGCCATCTTTCGATCTAGAGCCCTTACAGAAATCTCTAAGAAGCTTCTCGGTATTACATCTATCACAAACCTTTGTTTCAGAAGACGTCTCCTGCTTAACCAACACTTCCGAAATTAGTGTCTTTCGTTCGCCCTCACACTCAAAACAAATTCCACGATGGCCATCGCTACTTCCTTCTAAACGCTTGGGAAACGCACTTAGATTTTTTGTTTTCTTACACCGAAAGCAGACTTTGCACCGTTCCACAATTACTCCAATAAAAAAGCGAGACCCAATCAAGAGTCTCGCTTTTAAGATTGTGTTCAGCCCGTATTAGTCTTGGGGTAGCCGCATTGCGGTTGCGTCTTCGTCATTATCAGGAGCTGACTCGTCACTTACCAAAATACCTACATAGGTCATATCCACGGTCGACAAGGTTCTCATGGTGAACCCTGAGGAGTAACTCATCGGGCGGACATTGGTAATATTGGCAACGATGGTATCGCTTTGACGATCCATGACCGCTAGGCTTAGATAGCCAGCTTTCGCTAATTGATCAAGTCTTGGAAAGTGCCCTTCAACCATCGGGCCGTGGTTAACGACACGGAACCCGGACGCTGAAATGTGGACCAAGTCGGCCGCAACAGTATCAATACTTGCGGCCGAATAGCGGCCGAGTATGAACGCTCCCTGCTGGTCTAAACTGTAGTTATAGCTAATTGACGAATATATGCCAATAAAACGAATGCTTGAAGTCGTACTGTCCCAGAAACCAACTTTGGCTCGGGCACCATTCATAATTCCAGTTGCCATCGTATTCTCCTATTACCCTTGGGCCGATTGTTGGATCGCGGTTACCAAAAAGGAGACCGCGATAAATTTAATGCCCGTAGCCACCTTGATTTCAGCCGAACACACCATCGTATTCCCCTGGACTATCTTCACCACAAGATTCTTGTAACCCTTCGGTGTAGTATCATCGGGAGCCAAATACTTCGCAGCCTTCAAATCGTCTAGAATGTTTCCTAGAGTCCAAACACCCGTAGATGCAGAAACGTCAGCAAGAGAAGCGCCCTTGAAGGCGGAATTCATTCTCTTCTGAGCCGTCATCGCAACGACATCGGCCCCATAGATCCCTTGGAAGGAATTAAGAAGGAAGTTTGAATCTTGAGTATATGTCGTCTGGTCACTTACGAACGTGTACCCGCCGTCTTCCTCATGGATCACGGGGCACAGCCCCGCCAATAGAGCATCTTCACGATTGCTTAAGGACTGGTTGTTGTAACCAACGGGATCGATGACTCCGCTGATGCTAATAAATTTGCCAGTCATGTCTCGGTATCCACCAGCAGCCTGTCCTGCAGCGGCCTTCACCGCCATTCCCCAGGGGCTAAAGGACCTCAAATTGCCGTTGGCGTCAGTGTCCTTAACCCCCTGGAAAAAGACTACGCAGCGAGCGCTATTGACGTTGCTGGCAGTGTTCTTATCATTCAAGAACGTATCCCAAACTGAAAGGAACGCTTGGCGCGGTTTGCCCCGCTTCAGTGTAGAACACTGTAGAACGTGGGCACGAGCCGCGCTAATGGTTGAAGCAATCGAGTAGGAGCTGCTAGGGTCCGTTACACCGTTGCTGATGTCCAGGGCGGCATCGTTGCTAAACAGGGGCACGAGGAAGTTCCCTCGCACGTCCACAAGAGCGTCGAACGCACCTTGAATGGCGGCCTGGGTGGTAGCCCCCCTGGATCCGCCAGTGAAGAACTGGGCAGCCGAAACAGCAGGAAGCCCGTCAAGCTTGGTAGCCACACCAGGAGGAACGATGTTCGTTAGTGTAGAACCGTTGATGACCGCAGAAGCCACGAAGTAACCGTCAGCCTTGATGCGACCAGTGTTCACGCCCTTGTCAGTTGCGAAGGTGTAGGTACCGTCATCCAAGTTGATGGAAGGAACCCAGCCCTTAGACGCCACGGCCGGTGCGGCCGTAAAGCCACCCAAGGTGCCGAGGTATTGACAAAGGTCAGCAACAGTATTGTAGTTGCTCAGGTTGACAGTGATGGGCGATAAGGACGAACTTGATCCGCCAGTAAGGGTGATTGTCATTGTGGTGCCAAGAACAACCGCGCTGGCAGTCGTACCTGCGTAGCCCATCGACAGGATGACATCGCCACCGACCGTAATGGGCTGGTTGGTGTTGTCGACTTGGCGAATCAGGTTGATTGAGGCTTTGTATTCCGAGCTAGAGACAATCAGCTGAGGGCTGGCAGTCGTAGAGACGAAAGTGGCCTTAGAGGCCGGTGTAGCCCCAGAGTTCATCAGGCTGGCCGCAAGAGCAACGTAGCAGAGGCTGCTAACTGTTCCTGTGGAGGTTTCAGCAATTTCTAGAGACTTGCCAAGACCTGCGGAGGGGTTACCGGCTTCAAGAGAGATAACCGAGGGAGAGAAAGCGCTAATATCAGTAGAAGCACCGATGGTGACAGTTTCCGTAGTCGGCGCTGTGGTCGTGGTGGCTGCAGCGTCAATGAGCTTGTAGATGTCGATTCGGCTAGTAGTAGCCGCAGTAACAACATAGGTACCTTCGTTGGCTACAGCGAAAGCCGAGCCCGTAGGAAGAAGGACCGTGTCGCCAATCGTTGGGGCAAGCAGGAAGGTTCCTGTGATGTGGGCGGACATTCCGGTGTCGTGAGT